GACGACTTTCAAGAATTCCAATATGAGGCTGCTGTCTGCAGCAACCCCACTCCAAATGAACCCGATTCCATTGCTGGAACCAGAAGATATGCCTTGTGCGACTTCGGTCGCACTCGTACCCGGGATGCCGCCGAGGAAGCAGCAATCCGTACCAAGATCAGGTCCATCACTCGCAACAGTTCCCGTCGTCCTATAGTACTGACTAGAAGAGGTTGGGCGAAACTTGTTTTCGAGTGTGTCCATCGGACATCTTCCGACAGTGTCGGAATATAACATCATATTGTTAACATCCGGTGGCAAACCTGCGTCTCCCGTGAGTAGAGCCTCACGAGGTACGTTATTTAGATACCCTACCCGACCCGATAATGCATCATTCCTTCCTGTGTATGACCACTTGAAACAAGCTGCCGCAGTGCGGCAATCCTGCACAAGTTGTCCAGAAGCAATTGGCAACATCGCATCGTGGATAAATTGACCATTTGGTGTCGGTAGAGAACCTCCCATTCCTAGTGGAGCAGCAATGGTGTTGGTTGGGTTAGTTCCTGTAGCTGAAGACTGAAAGCAAAAGAGACTACCATTTCGTTGGGTAGTCGAAGACGCAGATCCCGCCGAACCAATGTAGTCGGGGAACCAGACGCAATAGCCATGAGTGTATGAGTCAGCGGTTGAAAGTTCCAGAACTCTGGTAACTCTCGCCATGTACCCTCCTTCTGAAGCTCCATATAGAGGCTGCACAAGGTTGCTAGTACACGGATTAGCCAATAACTTAGCATAACTAGTTGTTTGCGCTTCGAGACTTGTTGCTGTCTCTAGTCTTGCCGGAGGCCTTTGGGGCCTTCGGCTTCTTTGCTGCCGCTGAATCGCGGCCTGTCTTCGTTGAGCTACCGCTCTTCTTCGAGCTTGTTTCGTAGGCATTCTTAGCAGTAGATTGTTTCCTTGACTGATTGTTTACCTTACCAGAAGATTTCTTAGCAGCCTTCTTAGGTTGCTTGTATTCGCGGGACCGAACCTTCTGGGTCTTTTCTGTAACCTGTTTTGTCTCAGGTGAGGCTTGTTTAGCTTTACTGGGTTTAATACCCTTTCCCTGCACTACATCTCCGTTGATGATGCATGTTACTTCAGGGTCGTAGAATTCCGGAGTGAGATCGAGGCATTGAGGTGGTGTCATGGGGTTTCCATGCTTTAACCACTTCTCGAAGACGTCATGGTCGAAATCTGGCATCTGTTCGTAGATGACGTCGTCCATCCAGGCCCCATAGGTGTTAGGGAACTGTTCCTCACTGTCAGTGAACGTAGCCCAGTGGCTAAGCATTTTGACAGTTTGTTCGTTCTTCGACACTATCGCTTTCTTAACGCGAACAGTGCTCACTTTCTTTGCGAATGCTCCAAGAATTGGTGTATTCTTATCAGTCAGGAGTATCGCCACGGCCTTATCCCTGGCTTTCTGCTCAGGGGTCATTGAATCATCAATGTTTATGGTCGCGTGGAATTTTACAAGCTGACGCTTTACGTCGCTCATGCTGTCCATACCTCCGGACCATGCCTCTCCATAGAGACGTGCCAGGAATTGAACAGGTTCACCTCGCTTCTTGAAGTCAAGTTTAAGTTGTTGACCCCAAGATTCAGCGGCGTGCCTATAGCACCGTTCAGCTTGAGCTGCAGTGTATTGCGGTGGGATGGCGACTAGACCATCATCACCTCCATAGACACCCAATCCGGCCCATGCTTCGTCAGACGTTAATCCGAGTCCACACATGGCAGAGAATGAGATGAAAGCTGTGAGTATCGTGTTGAACAGTGACGTTTCAGGGCTTCCAGATGCACGGGCATATCCAGTTTCATACCTCTTTGCACCCAGTTGCCCAGGTTTGTTATACTGTTCTCTCATTAACTTGATCATGTATTCGTCTTCTCCGAACAGGCCAAGCATTATGGCCTCTTCAATGAGCGTTCGAACCTCTTCAGTCACATGTCCGTCCATGCGAGAGAAGTCTGTCTCAGCTACGAGTTCTTGTCCCACTACAATTTCAGCCACTCGTGTTGCGATTTCAATCGGCTTTCGGAAAGCATACCAGTTGAATTCTTTGATGTGTTTGCTCGCTGCGAGTGTGTATTGGGAATACTCAAGCTTGGTGAGGCCGGGTAGAGTCGAAATTACTCTCGGGGTCCCGACCTTAGCATAAGCTTCGCGCTTCATGAAAGATTTTATCGTATCATCAGTCACTTCCCCAGTGACGGATGCTTCTTCCAAGATGCTGCGTTGTGTCGTCCTAGTCTGGTTGTCCCAGACCACTTGAAATTCAACGGGGCACAATTTCCCGTTGTTGATGACGCGTTTTACAAAGTCTGTTGCTAACGCTCGTTGTTT